CGCCGTGCCTCCGCCGCCGGCAAGAAGGCCCTCAAGCACCTTGTCAAGGCCGGCTACAAGGCCAAGAAGGGAACATTCAAGCTCTTCCATTAAATCTACCAGCAAAGTAGAATGAACGCTACCCGTAACAATCGTAAATCAAATACTGTACAAGCCGTAAAAGGCACTCATCGTAATCGCACATCTCGTCTCCCGAAATATGCGAATACCTTGTACGGACTTAATAAATGGCAGGAATATGCGTTTGAAAAACTCGGTTTCATGGTTCTTGCGAAAGCAAAAGGATACGACTCCAAGATAGCAGAATACAAGCGAATGTTGAAGCACCTCCTAAAATCTATTGAACACGTTCGTGCCGAATATCAAAACGCCAACCGTAAGCACGACCTCAACGTTATTCATATGAACGTCATTGAACTCCATCATTTTGTAATGAAGCACTTATAAAGCGAGACCGCAACGGTCCGCCACCTGTATTCCAAGTCGTATTAAGCGCATACCTTTACGAAAGCGGCTGCTATCCGTTTCCGTATCGGAGTCGGCTATTTTATGCCAAAAGAGCGACCATTGCGTCTCTCCAATATCGGTCACAACTAAACCCAATCCCTGTTCACCAGTCGCCTTGACTATCAGGGACCAATCGCCACGCATGACAAACCCTTCGTGCCCACTGCGTCCAGGCAATCGGTGAATCATATCGTACATAGTGTGCGCAGCAACGCCTACAGGAAAGAATATAGCATCCGGAATCGTAGGGATTTCTATATTTTCACCGAGCCAGACACGTGTAAAAAGTATCCGTCCTTCACCGAGTACTCCATCCATAAATGTTAGAAATCCAGGCGGTGCTTTCGGCGCACCAATTCCAAAAACTATCAAGATAGACCCAGAAACACCGAGACCTTGACTCATACCCTTGATAATGGTGGCGAGGCACGACCATTCTTTCCCCGCCGCACTAGGACGAACCACAAAGGTCCAATCGTGTTCTAGTTCTAATGTATCTAAGCCGGAACCACTGACGAGAATTCGGCATGCGTACGGTGTACCAGAGATAAACTCCCACGGTATCCAACAGTTTTGTTCGTTACAGAAGCAGTAAAGGGCACGACCCACCAAAGAACAACCTAGACCTTCCAGTTCCATCGTCTATAAAAACAGAATACCTTAACAAGAGACAATGAACGCATTGGAAGCGATTGTTGGATCCGCAATCGCCATCGGCGTATTAGATGCGGGTTGGCTCACTTTACGATACAATTACCATAATGATCTTATTTACAAGATTCAAAAAATGGAGATAGCGCCTCGTATTATACCAGCCATCCTGATATATATACTAATCCCAGTGGCCGTGTTCTTATACGCCGTAAAAGATGCCACAAGCACGAAAGACGCTGCGCTCAGAGGAGCACTCATCGGCTACATTTTATACGCCTTCTACGATTTGACCAACTACGCTACACTTACCAACTATACACTGGAAATGACCTTAACTGATATCGCTTGGGGAACCGTTGTTTGTACAGCGGGTGCGGTTGTAGGATACAAATTCTACACAAGATAAAACCATTTAAACAAAACGCACAAAATATAATACAGTGAGGAACCCCACCTCACTTTAACATCTATAGTACAGTGGTAGTATATTGCTCTCTCACAGCAGTGGCGCGGGTTCGATTCCCGCTAGGTGTAGTTTATTCCATATCAGTATCTGGTATGAAATAAATTGTAGTTCCCCGATAGGAATGAAAGCGTATGGTATATTTTTTATTGCCATGAAAATCGCACTCTTAATTCAATTTATTTTGATAGTTTTCAAGCGACAAACAAAAAATTCAATCATTTATATTACGACCGAAATCGTTTTCAAAACTGCCCTCTTCTTCTTCATTGAGTGGTTCACTTACAATAATAACTTCGGCATAAACTTTGAGGATAAACTGATTATTTCGTTCGGTGGTGGCTTGCTCTTCTACGATGCCTGCGTCAATGATGTACCAAACTTAATCACACAACTCCGTAATAATTACCCACAACTCCTACCAGAATGGCTATTAGGAGGCGTAGAGACAAATATAAATAGAATTAAGTCCATCAATAATAATTAGATGAACGGATTGTACGCCCACTGAAGCAGGGCCTGTCGTTCGCGCACCGAACAGCCGACGGCACCAGGGGAACATTTTGCCTTCACAGTGCCGGCGTGGCGAGCGAAAGAGCGCCAGCGACCGATTTGTACTCTATCTAATTCTGGGATGCGACGTCCCAACCAGTAGCGACAGTACCATTGAAACCATCCACGTTCATCCGGATTCTGTTTCACATCTGCTAAAATCGCCCGCCCCTCTGTCTCCTTCACGTGACGGCCACGTGAAGGCGCCCAGCCTTTATCCTTCCAAACCGATAGCGGCTGACGAGAGCCAACGCCAAAGTAATTACAGCGAATATCAGGCACAGGAGACAAACGTCCCGCTGCCGCCGCATATAAAAACCATTCACGAGGAAATTCGTCGGTACAGTCATTCAAGTACTTACCCTCAAACGCACCCATAAACAAAATTTCGGCCGGTGAGAGCGGTGGCGCGAATCCCTCCGCAAACCCTTCACCAGGATTCTCCTCCAGCACATACGAGTACCCTTTTATAAGGGACATTTTTCCGCCTCCCCGCACCCGAGAACCACGTTTAAACGAGGCCAAGGGGGGACCCTTGCTCGCCGCTGCTATTATCTGCTCAACGGTCGGCATAACTCCTACATTCTACCGACAAAAAATGAAGCCACCTAAAACCAGAACTTTTCTGGGCAGCAAGATGCCTCCCAAAAAAGTAACAATCACACCTGGACAGTCCAATATCAAAGCGTTCTTTCAAAAGTCCACCGACGCAAAACCTAGCACGGTCGTAATCACCGATACACCATTGTTAGAAACCCAGGCGGCACCAGTAGATCCACGAGTCAAGGCGTTTATGAGCAGTTTGACACCAAATGAACAAATAGCACATAAAATTGCGAAAGAAAAATTAGGCACTAGCTATGATATTACCAGAACCCACGGATTCGTACGATGGTCGGCTACTACATAATTTCTTGAAAATATGGACCGATTTTTTGCTAACATCGTTTTTTAAATCGGCTATCCAGTTGCGTAAATACTTATTACCGTCATAAATCTGGTTTGCGCCGATTAAATCTACAATAGGAACCCAACGGCATTCGCGGATTTCGTTAGGAGGTGTAGGATACTTTTTCACTTTATTCATATCGGTTTTTAGAATAGCGTACCGGAAAAGGTACGATTGAGAGCCTTTACTAACGCGAAATACTTCACTATGAACTTTATAGTCGGAGGTAGTTAGACCGGTCTCTTCACCGCATTCACGAACTGCCGTCGTTAAATCATCATTTTTATCATCATCTTCTTTGTGACCCTTAGGAAATCCCCATTTTTTGGAACGAGAATCGTTCACTAATAATGTATGAGTACATTCGGGTGAGAGTATGATAAAACCGGATCCAACATAGGACATTGACGGCTGTGCCACCTAATTGGATAGAGACATTTATTTTTAAATCATAACGTAAAAAGAACCACAAGTGGGGTTCGAACCCACGACCTCAACCTTAGAAGGGTTGCGCTCTTCCAACTGAGCTATGGTGGCAGACTAAAAAACGGGTATCTTTGGTTTGTATTTTGAAATAAACGTTTGATTGCTGTTTGATACCCTAGTTTTAGGTTTTTTAGACTGGTTGTCTCCAGTTAATAACACGGTTAATTGCTGTGCGGTTTACCTTTGTATGCGTCAGGTACCGTTATCATAACTATCTTGCTGTGCGCTTCCTAGCAGGAACCGGTTGTATATTGAACGATAGTTGCTGTGCGATTCCTATCAGGAATCGTTGCGGAATAATAAATTTTAATAAGGTGATCAGGCTTATTAATAATTTATTATGACCGCGTTACGGGACTCAGGGGGTTTTTATAACAAATTTGTTGCTGTATGAGTCCCTTGTTATCAGGATTCAACTCGTGTATAAATTTAAGTTGCTGTTTGAATCCTTTGAGCCGCTCCTCGGCGGCCGAGAATTGGGTAATCCAATTCTGGCGTTGTCAATTTTTTTGCTCGACTGGAAATTTTCCTCCTAAAGTAATTGAAAAATTTTTTGTTTTTTTTAAGTTCTATATTTTTCTATTTTTTGTGGTTTTTTTTGAGTATACATATCTATGCAAGTCCGTTGAGTTCACGGATTCGGTCTCGTATCACCTGATACTTCTCGTCGTCTAGTTCTAGGCGCAGGATTTCGTACACAGTCAGTTGTCGTGGGCCCTCCTTCTGGAGCACCTCAAACTGGGTGGGCGACCAGCCTGAGAGCATTGCCACGCCTGGTGTGTCGGCAGTTGCGTGGTAGTCGGTCTGTGGGTCTGCGCGGAGGTTCCAGATGACGATGCGTGGTACTGTGAATCCCATACCAGGACCCCACATGTCTTCACCGGCACGCTTGAACGCCTCCGCAATCATCTCCAGGTGCGTCTGCCAGCTGGCAGTCTTGACGACGTGGCGGTATCGGTTTCTGGTGTAGTCACTGGATTCGCTGGAGGAGTACGCCTGGTCCCAGCACATATCCGTGAGGACGATGAGGTTTTCGGGTTCCTCTCCTGGTCGTACACGCTTCTCCTTGAGGGTGGAGAGGACGAGGTCCATCGCCTTCTGGAAGTCGGTACTGAGACCCTGACCGATGCCACTTTCCTCTATCGTCCTGATGCGGGCGAAGAGGTCTGAGCCCTCCTGGAAGTGGTGCCAGGTTGGATTGGAGTCAAAGGTCATCAGCTTGTCCTTGAACTCATCGCTACAGACCTGGGAGCCGAGGATGCCGAGGGCCATGGAGACCCAGTAGGGAGTTCCGCTCATAGAGCCACTGAAGTCGCTCATGAAGATTGAGCGACCGAGACCACCGCCATCTTTCGCCTTTTGGACCATGCTGAGCCAGACGGCATTTACCTGGTCCTTTTCCGCTTGGGTCATCTCTGGATAACCAGAGGCCTTTATCACCAGCTCATGTGGAAAGAGCGTATCTGCCCCGTGGACCTTCGCTTCACCCTTGGCTGCTCGGGCGAAGTGTGCCTCAAACTTACGGCGACACTCCATACGCTTTTCGTCATCTGGATGACGGAACTGGCTACCATTCTTGTTTTCTCCCTTGTAGTTGGAAGGAAGATTGAGGAAGGCCTTGGAGTACACCTTGTTAGCGCGACCTGGGACAGTTGAGGGCACAATCTCGTCCCAGCGGTTGGAGCACATGAGTGTCTCTACTGTCTTGAGCTTGGCGTTGAGGTTCGCAATGAGGCGACGGTAGTGGGCCATTTGGCCGCTGTGCTTTCCCACGAGTTGGTGTGGAAAGAGCACATTTGCGATGCGCTTGGCGATGTCGCTGTGCTTGGAGCCTTCGCGAGGAGCCCACTTGGCAGCGAGCGTCTTTGGCTTCTCCTCCTTGTTCTCTTGGAAGAGAGTGTTGGCGTAGAGGTCCACTATCATCGCGGAGGTTTCCATTGGTGCGCTTTCCGCAAGGACTACGAGGTCATTCCAGCAGCCGTACTGAGGAATGAGGTCCAGCATCTTTTGGGCGATTCTGGTTTCGGTTTCGCAGAGGCGGCGAAACAGGGTTTGGAAGATATCTCGTTCTCCCTTGCCGCCGCGGATGTTGCGACTGTGGAAGGCGAGAACGAAGGCGTCTTCTAGCGCCTGTTGCGTTTTGATGGCGAGCACACTATCCAACGCAGAAGATAGTGTGGTGGCGTTAGCACCACGGACGCATTTGACGCTGAGGTCTACACGTGGGTCTCCAGAACTGGAGAACACGTCAGAGCCTTTAACGCCGACAGTAGGGAGGGGAGTGGAGATTAGGGAGGACATCTGGAAGGAGGTATGTAGGAAAGCTTTAGGACGACTCAAAATCTGCCGAGAATGCGGAGAGACATTTCAATTTTTTCAACCTCTCAATTTTTGAGTTAGTTTAAAGTATAAAGGATTATAATTACTTGATACAGGGTTGGCTGAGTGGTTAAAGCGCACGACTCAAGTTCGTGTAGAGAAATCTGCGTGGGTTCGAATCCCACATCCTGTAATTTTGGCGGGTTTAAAAAAATTGAAATGTTCACTTTGTATATTCCAACTTTTGCCCCGTCCAGAAATGTTCTCCTCCTTTCACTTCCCTTCCCGCTTCGCCGTCTTCCGTGGTCCATACCACAACAAACTCCGTACTGAACTCGTAGATTCTATTATGATCTATGACACTACACCATCTGCCGATGATACATTTTACACCGCCACTATTCGTTCTAATCTCTTGGCAGGAACGATTGTCGGCAACGACAACCAACCCGATAAGACGGTGCGTAGTGTTAAGATTCATTCTCCGCTACGTGCCGACCATTACGGTCGTCCATTCAGCCCATCAAATGAGCGCTTCGTTGTACTTCCTTTTGAACTTGAAGTATACATCAACACTATTCCTATATTTATAAAGGTGCTCGCCTTTGAGAGCACCAACTGGATGCCTCGTTATGAAGGTTTGAGCCACCTCATCCAGAAGATTAATGGCGAATCATTCAAGTACCATTACCAACACATTTATTATGTCGCTTCAATCCTGATGAAGCAGGCAACTTCCGCATCCTCACGTTGGCTACAATGCATTGCGGATCCATACAGTGTGATGAATCACCCAGACATTCGTAGTATTCCGTGCGCTCATATCTCGCCGAGAAATGTTCACCGCCTGCGTGAGGAGACCATTGAGGACATTTACTACCAGTCGGTTCACAATTTGGCGATGGATTTGGCAATCGCTGCGGTTGAGGCAGAGGATGACTACTCCGCTTCGTTTGATGCCTCTGTAAGCCAAGTCGCTCCTCCTGCGGAGCCAATGGAGACCGATGTTGAAGAGGCTGCGAAGAAAGCTCGCCTCGCCACACTTGAGTACACTCGTCTACGCAAGGAACTTAAGATGAAGCGTGACCAGTCGGTGCCTGTATTCCGCGGTATGTGGATTAAGAAGCCGACCGCCGACGGACGAGATGTAGAGCCCTCAGTACCTGGACTCGCTACGATTGATGATGTACGTGAGGGCATTGACGACTGCCCCTGGCCCTACCAAGTTTATAAGAATCATGTCAAGGCCGAGATAGAGAAGGGGACACAGTGTCCCATTACAATGGAGCCTCTTTCCGCCTGTAAGGTGCTCAATGTGAGCATGAATTGCGGCCATATTTATAGCACTACCGCTATCACGCAATGGACGAATGTGACGGGTGCCGAGAATTCTATGTGTCCAACGTGTCGTACTCCTATCGCAGGTATGTGGCAAATGACCGTTAAGTCTTGTATCTAATCATAAAAACCATAAAACTCAAAAAAAACAGAAAAAACAACCAAAAAATTTTTCAATGAAAATTGAAACCAAAACCATCCGGTCTTTCATTTAAAACTATTTTATTCTGCTTTACTATCAATCACACTGGCGTTATCCTATTTCACTATCTCACGTCAGGCTCTAAAGCACCAACTAGAACTATGGCAGCGTTATTTGCCTACAATCACTCCTCATTACGCAGTGAAATGTAATAATGACGCAATGATGATGCGATGGATGACGGAACTACATCCTACGATTGGTTTTGATTGTGCCAGCAGAAGAGAAATCTTTGAGGCACTACCACTCGTCAATCCTAATCGCATTATATATGCCCAGCCCTGTAAGAAAACAGAGGATATTAAGGTGGCGAATACGGCGGGTATTCCACTTTCAGTAGTAGATTCGGTTGAAGAGACGGAGAAGATGATAGGATGGACCGGTGACATTTTGATCCGCCTACTAGTTGAGGATAAGGGTTCCAAACAACCGTTTGGAAAAAAATTCGGCGCACCACTCCAATGGTTGCCAAAGATTTACGATACAGCACGTGCCCTTAAACTCAATCTAGTAGGATTTAGCTTCCATGTAGGAAGCGAATGTCAAAATCCTGAACAATATGCGAATGCTATCGGTCATTGTAAGATGGCAGCAGACATAGCAAAAAATCACGGATTTGATACAACAGTTATTGATATTGGTGGAGGATTTCTAGCCGATGCGGAGTCGTTCAAGATAGTGGCGGCCACAATTCGCCACGCTCAACTAATACATTTTAACGACCATAAAATACAATTTATAGCAGAACCAGGACGCTTCCTTGCTGCGCCTACACACACTTTATATACAACAGTCATCGGTAAGAAACCGGTATATCCAGCACCGCTCAGCATTCAAGAACCGGCCTGGCGCATAACAATTGACGAGTCAGTCTACGGTAGTTTCTCAAATATTCCGTTTGACCACCAGAAGCCTATTTTGGAGCGTTTGAGACCAAATAAACTGGCGGAAAAAACGAGACCGACAATTGTATTCGGCAGAACGTGCGATTCTGGCGATTGTCTCGGTGATAATCTTCCGTTAGTAGATGTTGAAGTGGGTGATATTCTTAAAGTACGTAATATGGGCGCCTACACCACAGTAACAGCCTCGGAGTTTAATGGCTTCCCAAAACCTGAACGAATCTATGAATTACACTAATTTATTTGTTAACAGTAAAGATGCCTCCTAATGCCAGACCTCCATTAGCACCTTTAACACAAGGCCAGCGTTACGTTCCATCACCAATCAATCCACCAATGCCTTTTGGTGGCATTTTTATGAAACCAAATTCCCACACTAGACGTAAGACCCCAACACCTAGCTATTTATCAATTCACGGAACTATGTCAAATTTTGAAGCGAAAAGAAGACGAAATGCTATGCGCGGTTATTATTTAGATAAGAAAGGGACTGTGAAAAAAACAAATAAAAGAAATTCAAACGAAAACTATGGAAAAGTATACCCTGTTACAATGAATAATTGGGAAATCCCAGTTGGTAACACAATGCCTACACGTAGAAATTCAAACGCTAATATGTATAATTTATTTAACCGTTCTCGTCATAGAAACTCTTGGAATAAATATTTTTCAGGGGAAGCGAAGAAAACCAGACGGGTCAAAAACCATTTAAAGAAATAACCATTGGTACCAATTGTGGAGATATCGTATAGATGGTTAGTACACAAGATTCTGATTCTTGTAACCCAGGTTCGAATCCTGGTATCTCCTATAGTATGAACTATTTATAATATTTCATACCAAAAAATGAAGCAATTCGAGAAAATTGACGGCTTAAAGTTTTCAACCGATGATTGATTGGGAGGATGCACCAGCCTGGTCCACGTGGTTCGCCTTAAGAGCGAATGGAGAAAATCCGCGCGGGTTCAAATCCCGCTCCTCCCAGCCGGTCATTTAGATCATCTGGTAGATCATCCCTCTTATACGCTTGTCCGTATGCTTAGGAAGGGGAAGGTAGTGGGTTCGAGCCCCACAATGACCAAATTTTTCGTTTTTTGTTAGAAATCCAAGAAGTCTAACCAAAACTACGCAACCATTCTATCTCACTTTCATTTAATTGAATAGTACCATTCACAACGGACGAAAGTACCGCTTTAGCAGCCTCAGTCGCTAAATCTTGTCGTCCTTTGGCTAACGCTTCACTAATAAAATATCGTTTTATAGATGAATAATCGTCTCTAATAGAATGGTAATTTGTAAGTATTGAGTAATAATCTCCGTAGTAAAGTGTACACAATTGAGGATAACGATGGTAAAAATAGGCCATAACTTGCTCTTCATGATGACCGAGTTTTAACGCAAGCATTTCGTGGAAAATAGATAAACATCCGTTGTAAAACCGAGATACATAATCGCTCTCAATTGTAAAACAGGTTGCGCCAACACCGCAATAACCACCTTTCGCAAATTCACTCATCATTGTCATCTCCTGCGCACCACGAAAGTGAATGTAACAGAATGAGACTTTGGGATGAGGATTTTTGAGCATAAGCGGAGCGTACTCTTCAAAACTACGTAAAATATGGGAACCACCAAAATCTACCCAGGCGTAATGAGTAGCCTCAAATGGACTCGCTAATTTTGCCAACCACATCGCATATAATTTGAACACCGTTAGAATACAATATGAACTTGTATTACGACTGTTTTCGTATTGAGGATTTCCTTCACGATTTTTCTTGATAATAGGATAGTTGTCTTTATAGAAGTCGTAATCGGTTAACGCTTTTACAATATAATGTGTAGGTCTATCGCCACGAAGCGCCTTAATATCTTCATAACAGGTATCATCGCAAAAAATAACCATAGGAAAATCCAGCGCCAGGGTGGCACGTCCTTTTTCCATATAGAACGATTGTGGTCGTACAGAATCGGTCGCATCTTCAAACTTTGTAAGATTGAAATACATAGTGACAACGGTAGTTTTTGATTCCATTTTAAACATAACTAACATATAGAGTTTAGACCAAATGAGTGATACACCCTGTACCGATTGTACCCCTGAACAGCAATGCGCTGCTTGTAAGCAAGCGTACGAAACAGAGCAGGCGGAAAAGCAGGCGAGTCAAATTGCCGCAACGGTCGCCAGCCTTAAACCTGAACTTCAAACTATTGCCTTTGGAATTACTATGGGCCTTCAACAGATAACACAGGACCAGACGG